GGATCCATCCACAGCAGGGAGCTTCGAAGTTCCATCAAGCTGAACAACATTATTTGCACCCGTGCCAACAGTTTGAGTTGCCGCCGTACCAAGACCAAGATTCGTTCTTGCTGTCACTGCATTATTGAGATCACTTAAGTTGCTAGCAATAGCGAGTTTTGTGGCATCTGTTCCTGTGACTCCTGTGAGCTGTGATCCATCTACAGCAGGAAGACCAACCGCATCAAGTAAGACAACATTTCCATTTGCTGTTCCTGTGCTTTTAGTTGCCGCCGTACCAAGACCAAGATTCGTTCTTGCTGTTCCTGCATTATTGAGATCACTCAAGTTGTTAGCAATAGCCAACTTTGTGGCATCCGTTCCTGTGACATTCGTTAATTGAGAACCATCTACAGCAGGAAGACCAACCGCATCAAGCAGGACAACATTTCCATTTGCTGTTCCTGTGCTTTTGGTTGCCGCCGTACCAAGACCAAGATTTGTTCTTGCTGTCGTTGCATTGTTAAGATCACTCAAGTTGTTAGCAATAGCCAACTTTGTGGCATCTGTTCCTGTGACTCCTGTGAGCTGTGATCCATCTACAGCAGGAAGACCAACCGCATCAAGCAGGACAACGTTACCGTTTGCTGTCCCATGGTCTTTGACTGCTGCAGTTCCAAGACCAAGATTCGTTCTTGCTGTTCCTGCATTATTGAGATCACTTAGATTTGATGTTATTGCCAAAGCTCCAACATTAGCGGCACTCAATGACACAACACCCGTTTGACCATTTACCGAGGCTACAGCATCAGTATTGTCAATCACATCAAACATTGCTGAAGTGATTGGATTTGAAGCATCAATGCGGAATACAATGTGATCGCTAACATTAAGCGTAACACCTGCAAGAGTTCCACCAGGATCAACGATGTAAAAGTCACCCTTTTTTGATGTTGTTAAATTAGGAGTGCCTGCAGTCGCATTGAATGTACCTTTGTAAACAAGACCACCAGTGACAGCACCGCCGCCAGTTCCACGGAATGATTCGAATTTAATACTCATAATTAACCTCGATTAAATCCACAGTACAACACGAAAGAATCTGATGAATCAGCTTTCTTGTATGCAATGCTAGTGATGTTGGAAGATGCAAGAGCTTGACTATCAATCGAGTAAGATGAAAGCAAAGGGATAACTCCATCAGTGTTAGCGATTCCATCACCAGCACCGGCCGCAGCTCGCAACTTGATAAAAGAAACACTTGAAGTATTTGAAGAGTTAGCACCGACAAAGGCGAACTTCAAAGAAGCTGTGATTTGTGTGCCTGTGGTGGGATCATAAAAGTCAGCACTTGTCAAAGAGTGCCAATCTGTATCACTGACACCACTGGCATTGTAAGCCCCAATGATCTGACCTGCTGAAATAGGATTTTGAACTGATAGTTTATTGCTCATTTGTTTTCTCTTTCTTTTTTGCAACGACGTTTGAACCTGCATAGACTAAATACAAAGTATCAATCAGCCCAAGGACTTCAGTTGATGCTTTGTTAAATGCTGACAGTGTGCAAACTGTGATCAATGTTACAAGGAACATGAAGGATTTACGACCTCCAAAAGCTTTAATTAATTTACTCATCAAAGTCCTCATCTCTCAAGCGATATATATGGGCGACATTAAAGATGCTTCTTTTACGTTTGATCACTCCCTCTCTGATGTCGAGGTCTGGACCTGCACCAACTGCATTTCCTTCAATAGTATCAAAGTGACCATCATCATCAGGAGTACTCAATGCAATGGTAATGTGATTCCCATAGCTTGGGGTTTTTTGGTCTGATGTATACACCACAACAATGTCACCCTTTTCAATCTCTGCAACTTTTCTTGATGTGCCTCCCCATGCATTATACATTCGATAGCATGAAGGGAAGATCTTTTGACGAATATTAAATCTCACTTTGGTATAACACCACGCCGCAAAAGCTCCACACCAAGCGAATTGACCATTCTTTGTATAATCATCCTCCCAAGTCCATCCGATACCATCTCTTGATTTAATGTATAAAGTGATCGGTGCTGAATGACCACCAAGGCCAGGTTCAGTTACATTTTTTTCCCATTCATCATTTGCTCTTTGAATAACTTCTCTTACATGATGTGTTTGTTTTGATTCGTGGTCAAAGCATCGATCCACATACTGCAAAGGGTTTAAATCAAGTTGAGCATGATTGACATCTCGTTTCAGTCTTCTGATCTGATGCTCATAGTCTTCAAGTTTTTTAATCAATTCAGCTTTGGTTGTCATGCGTACTCCTGTGCTTTATCTGATGATCCAAGGACACCGGCAGCACTCGCAAGGTAAGCGTCTTGCTTATGATCTGCTGATGCATTGTTGTAAGTTGTTGGTTCAAGTGTTCCAAGTGTTGACACTCCATGAGCTGCCGTGAATGTTACGACGGCCCCAACAATTGATTGAATTGTCAATCCTGTGATTGCACCGTCTTCATTTCCAAATGGTAGGAAGTCAACCACGTCATTCACTGCAAAGAAAGAAGTGTCATCACTGCTAAAAGTATTTGTTGAGACTGTGAGTTCTGTGGACGATGTAACAAAAGTCACCTTCAAAGTTGAGTTCCAATTGACAACGCTGATTCCAGTTCTAATAATCTCAAGCTCACATCCTTCGCTCATAAGTTCTTGATTGATTGATTTAACCATACCAATTTTGTCAGTGACTCCATATGAATCACCCAAGTCTTTGAGATGAGGCGACGAGCATTTGACGTATGATCCAACTTCAAGAAAGATTGATTTACCTGTTCCAATTGAACCAGTCCACAATCTCATTGGATCAGATAATACATTGAATACTCTTGATGCTATTGGGAGAAAGTAATTAAAAGCATCACCTGCACCCGAACCAACATCAATTGAATTAAGGCCATAAAGGTCAATTGTGACTTTGCTTTTTTCTCCCCCATATCGATTGATTGATTCTTGATTGTTGAATATCACATGTTCCAAGAATTCATTCTGATCATTATCCCAATCATAATTGATCTCACATTGTGTCACTATGTCTTCATAGATTGACCACGTTGGAGAAGGATCTGTCAGCCAATCGCCAGCGTTTATTGTTGCAGATACAAATTGATCCAACTCAGTCCCCAATGATTCAAGCGTGATCTTTGGAACACCTGAAGCATTTCTCTTCATGATCAGAATGCAACCAATGGACTTGAGCAAAGAATCAAAGAAGTCACGAGGATTAAAATCATCTACTGAGAATCCACGGCTCAACCATTCAATTTGACGGCTCCCATTATTCAAGAATGAATCAACGTCTATATCATCCTCATGGATGGACAAACCGAAACCAAGAGTGTCATAAGTTCCATTATTACCACCTCCCCCACTTTGGAGGATTTTCAACATCATCTCACCAGGAGAAACAAAGTATTCATTGACCCCACGTTTGACAATTGTTCTCTCTTGACCATTCCAGTCTCCGAAGTGTCCTTGTCTTTCGTTTTCTCTGAATCGCCTTAAGTGGATCAAGAAGCCGGTTGACAATGCTTCTTCATGCGTCGCTTGGAAGTGTAAAGTCTTTGACCTACCTGCAGCATAATCAAATGTTTCAACTTGAATTCCAAAAAACACATTTGCAGTTGCCGAGGTTGGAAGGTTCAAAGAACTCTCGCAAAGGATGCCTGGTTCATTGGCTTGCTTATATGCTGGTGAGATGTTCACATCAGCAAATGAGGAGGTCAATCTTTGATTGGGGAATTCAATAGTTTTAACAAGAGTACTATTTCCAGCATAGTTGGGCTTACTTCCATCATTCCACCAGTCTAGAGGATAGAACACCCGTCGACCGTTGGACAACCTTGCTCTTACTTCTTGGGTTGCGTTTCTCCAATATGCATATCGATAATTTGGGCTTGATCGATACCACGCTGAAGAGTACCAAAGATGGATCCTTCCTTCATGGGGGGTCCATCCTCGATGATCTGAAAGTGTTACAGCACGAACTTGATCACCTCGAATCTTGAAGTTGCTGAATGCACCATCGACAGTAGTATGCGTTGTAATATTATTGAGAGCTGTGTTGATGACATCAGGCCAGCTTTGAAGGGAATCACTTGCAAGTTGAAAGCGTTTTATCTCGCCCCTGTTCTCAATCTTAGCAACAAGATTTCCAATGGGGTCATTCACTGCATTAATGAGATCTGCTTGAGACGTTGATCCTGTGACTGCATGACTCACAGTGATTCTTTGAACTGCTGGAGTCCCAACTGATGCCAAGGCGACAGGATAAATCTTCAATCCTGTGGTTGTGATTATCATTGGGTAACGTGGATGGCATAGGGTAGCTTGAGCATCTTGACCATTTGACAAGCTAGCATCATAAATGTCTTGAAGTGGAATACCAGGATACAAGATATCAACATCAGTCTTTGTATTGTCGCTTGAGTTCTGAACTGCATTTGTTAATTGAAGGATATAATCATTTCTAAATGCTGAACCGAACTCGAAGACGTTTGACTTATTCTTGAAGAAGTAATGCCGATCTTGAAGGAGGAATGAAGAGGACCCCTTTTGATCACTCAATTCAGTATCAAGTAAAGCAGTCAAAGGAATGATTGAAAGATTGATGGTTGATCCATTTTCAACATATGGGGATGACTCGATGAATCCATTAATCACACAAGTGAAAGCACCAACAACGCCGGTTGAGCTTTGACTAGCTACATATAACTTGCAACGCCGTCCTCTAAAGATTGTGATCTCATCTTCAACAAATGGGATTGATGAGGTTTGAGCATCGATCCTATGAGATTGAAACTGACTACCACCAACGCCACGGCTTGAGATTGTCATATTGGTTGCTGTGAAAGCTGTGACTTTGAAAGTCTCTGCCCCTATGTGCATCAGTCGAGGAACTGACAACCCAGAAAGATCAGAATCAAGATTGATTGTTTGAGGTAGAGAATTAAAGGTGATGTCGGTTTCAAGATTAGCTCTTGTGATATTATCTGATCTCTTGCCAATTCTACCAAAGACAACACCCGGATCACTTTCAAGATTGTTCTTGAGAATCGATAACTCAATTGATACAGCCCCATACTCAGCAACACCACCAACGGGATCAATTGAACTATTAAAGGAGCCAATTGAGACAATCGCTTGAGTGTCATTGTATGCAATACCACTCACGATATTTGAATCAAGATTACTATTTGAAGGAGGATTGATTGAGTGATATCGATATTTTAAACCTGCAATCTCAAGCGCAAATACACGCCGTCCTTCATCTCTTGTTATGCTCATGATAAATCCGCTCGATAAAGATCAAAGGTTGTGAATGACTTCAACTTGCAATCAGAACATGAAATGTTAAAAACCATTCTTTCACCTCTCGCTTGATATGATCCCACTGTATTGGGAATGTATAAAGGGCGAGGAGCTTCAGGACTCACATTCGTTGGAACGGCTGAAGGTATAATATAACCGGAATCGACCATGAAGTTTTGCGAGTATTGTGTGGAAGTCTCTGAAGTGAGCAACATACTATCAGCAGAATTAAATCGAATACCATGATCCACAACTGCAACTTGTGAATATCCCGAACCCGAGTCAAAGAGCAATCCAATCTCGACATCGATCACAGGAGAAAACTCTGAGCTTCCTGCATCTTGTCCAGTCGTGCCGCTTTCATATTGTGCAATGATCCCGATCCAATCAGACACAAGGCGAGTTGCAGAGATCAGCTTGTGACTCTCAGTGTACCCTTTGGCAATCCTTCCATCAGATTCCGCAATCCTCGTATTCATGTAATCTCGACCATTGACCACATGAGCAAATGAGAATGTTGATCTCATGATGGGGTAATTTGTGCGATTCAAGAACTTAACATAATTGAGTTGATTCAATGCATTTGACATTGATGATACTGCTGAACCAAAAAGCACTTGACCATTATTACAAGAAGACTTTTGAGGTAGTAAGCTGAGAGCCGTTGAGATTAGCATGTCATACTCCAATCAGCGTCAATGCAATGATTGTGTTTGCCGTGGCTGTACCACTGGCAGCCGGTGGATATCTTTGGGATCTTGCATTGGCAAGTGATACCAAGTTATCTTGATTCTCATTTGTTGCGTCAAATGTCGCTTGATAGTATGGCAGTCTGGTATCTCCAACGGTTGAAAGCTGTGCACTGTCAATCTCTAAGTCAAATACACTCCATCCTATGGTCGTGCTACTAGCTTGATTGATGCTCAATGATTGACCAAAGAATGTGAAGTCAACATCTCCAATTGCTTTGACATGAAGCTCTAACTTATCAAAGCTTAAGTTCTCAAACCCACTTGGTAACAATGGATAAGCAAAAAGAGAATTGATATCACCAACCCCAATATATATTTGACTTGAGGCAGCATCTTCCGCATTAGGATAGAGTGTTGAACTTGTACTATATACACCCGACCAACTGAGAAGACTTCTGAACCGCTTTCTTAACTCACCAATATTATCAATCATGTTGTGAGCAAATCGAGATGTGAATGCATTGTTGACAGTCGCTCGAGTGGTTCCAAATGGAGTCACAAAAGATGATGCATTATATTGATTCTTTTGGCCTGCTGGTATGGGTGAAGCAATCCTTTTGAAATATGCCATGACTGAGAAGATCTCCACTTCTGCACCCGATCCAGTTTCAATTTCCATTGTCACAGTTGCATAGTAATGATTACCAGCAGGAAAGACAATCACTCCATTGTTATTTGCAAATGCATTTGTTGTTGAACTAAGTGCTAAGATTGAAGTCACAGTTGTTCCATTGACATCCAAAGTGAATCTGATGTTGCAACCTGATCCGGATCCATGTGTTCGATAGTTGACAATGTATTCAATCTCATCATGATCCAATGAAACGAGAGGCACTCTCCATTCTGCCATTTCAGTATATGAGGAAGCACTTGTGATGAAGCAACGATCAGCAAAGGCTTGAGATATTACATTTTCACAATTGCCAGTAGCAAAAGCAAAGTTCACCCCATTGGCCATCCTCTCAGGAGTCGAGAAGGTGACCTGTCTTCCTGCGACGGTTGAAGCAGGATCAGCAAGGATTGTTGTTGCATTATACGAGTTACTCATTCAAGTGCTCGATTCTCATGTTCACGGGAACCCGTCGCCTCATGTTATTGGGGAACATCAAGTTGAATTCCGTGGTTATCATGCAACCTCGGATCCTTCCTTCAAATCCATTTCTTGAGCTGGTGAATACTAAGTCATGAGCAGGCTGAGAGGCATTGACATCAGATGATATCAAAGAACGTCTTGAGTCTCCCCATACTTGATAAAAGTTTACACGCTCCCCCTTGGATGCATGATTGATGAACTTATGAATAAAGTGTTGATATAGGTTTATAAGATCAAGATTAGCGTCAAGATCAAAACCAAGAACAGTCGTGGCATAAGTTCCAACATAGTTGCTTGTATATCCTCCGCCAATCTTGCGACGTGATTGGCTTACATTCTCGGTGCTCACATGGTTTTGTTGATATGGTCGAGATGGTACAAGGACGGCTTCACATGGATGAGTTGCAGTTAAGACACTGTATCCGTTCACTGTGGATGCTGTCTCGCTTCCTGTGAATCCAAGGAAGTCTCTGAGTGTTGTGTCATTCCAAGTCAATGCAGTAAGTCCAATACTTGAGTTGACCACATGACCATCGTTGTTGATATACCATCGAGTATCACCACTCGTTGCAGTTACATCAGCCCCTTCAAGCGTTCCACTGTTAAGGTCATCAATGTCACCATTCCCACGCTCACGACAGGCAACAATTAAATCTTGAGCATTACCAATAAAATTAAAATTGAATGCACCTGCACCCCCAATTTGCTCGATGGTGTATGAGAATGCAATGATCTCACCTCGTAACCATTCCCCTGGTGATGTCACCTTGTAAGCCAACAAAGGAGATCCTATTGTTGCTGATCCACTGTAGTTGATAAAGGTTGTTCCAATGCCAAAGACATCAGTTGCAAAGTCGGGAGCGCCGGTTGTATTATATTTTATTTTGAATGTATGAGTGGAGCTGATCTCAACCTTATCATTTGCATCGATTCCAATATGCCAATCAGTTCCAAATCCTCCCCCTCCTGCTGATGTCAGCAAAAGCAAGTCAGGAAGATTGTGAGTGTTGGCCATACCTCGACCATTCAAGAAGCTGATCATGTCTTCATAATTGTGCGACCAAGTGCCATTGATGGCCGTCGCTCCACGATTAAAAGGCTTGCTGTTAATTTGAGATAGATCAGTACTTGCAAGTAAAGCAAAGTTAGGAGAAGGGGATGGATTCATACTCTTGGTGCTCCTCTTCGGTTTGATCTCATGACTTTTGTTACACGATCAGCAAGGGCTTGCTCGGCTGCTCTTTTTGTATCATACACGACAGCACCCGAAAAGTTAACATTAAAGACCATGCTTGAACTCGTCGCCTCTTCACGTTGGGCCATGGATGAGGTTTGAGGAGATCCACTTGGCGACACCCCACCACCACCACCACCAAAGGAACCACCACCGCCACCACCACCGAGAGCACTTGAGGCAGCACCTGCCGCAACGGCGGCGGCACCAAAAGCACCAGCGGCGGCAAAGTGATTTGATGCTCCTGCTGGATTGATGAATAAAGCGGCAATTCCTTTTGCTGTCTCCATGAGTGATTCAACGCCGGCTTGCTTTGCTAAGGCTTGAAGAACAAGTGAAGTTGAATTCTTGAATGACTCACCCATGAGCATGGCACCAACGGCCGCCTCAGCAAATCCCTTGCCCATATCTGCAAACATGTCTTTGAACTTTGATTTCATTTCATCAGTTTCACTATTTACAATTTTAAGTCTTTCTATTGTATGTCTTCTTTGCAATTCTCTAGTTTCAACTTCATTGTCTTTTGCCATTCTTAAGCGTTCATCATATTGGAGCTGTAAGGCTGCCAGCTCTCTTTGTGTATCATCTTCTATTTGTTGAATGTTGAATTCTCTTGTCTCAAGTGCAAAGGATCGACGTTGCTCTTCAATTTGTTTCTCTTCTTGAAGTCTTTGTTGTTCAGCTTGTCGATTGATTGCTGTGACTTCATTCTCAAAGGATAGCCTTGCGATCAGTTGTTGATTCAAGTTGGCACCGGCGAGTTTTTTGGCAGTATCAAATCGATGTCGTGCAAGTTGGATTTGTTTTAATGTTGAATCTTCCTCGGCTTCAAGTTGGAGCTGTCTGATTCTTGCTCCTTCAGTCATCCTCCTAAGTTCCGCTTGTTTCTCTTTTTGAAGTCGTGCCATTCTTGCCGCTTCCATTCTTTGGGCTTCTTGGCTTCTCTTCTCTGATGCCGCTTTTCTTTTCTCATTGATTTCATCAATTGCTTTTTGAGTCTCAAAGACTTCCCTTCTGTTAGCAACCCTCTTCTCATCAACAAGCTTAATTGCAAGCTCGAGGTTTTGATTCTGTTCAAGTAAAGCCTTAGCGTTTTCTTTGTTGCTTTCAGCTTGGATCAATGCTCTCTTTGTGTCTGCTTCAATTTGAATTGATGTGAGCTTGAATTGATCCTCTGACTTCTTAGTCTCTAAGTCTGCCAGCACTAAACCTTTAAGCTTCTCTGCATTCTCTTTTACTTTACCAAGTAAGAATTCAGCAGACCTCTCTTCAAGTTTTTTATAAACTTTTTCGGCCTTTTCTTCACCTTCTAATACTTCTCTTTGCTCTGTGCTAAACTTTTCATAAGTCTTGCTGACTGCTTGATTTTGTTTTGCTAGATTCTTTTGAGCTTTTGCAAGTCTCTGAGTTGCATCCGACATGGCTTCAAGATCATCATGCTGCTCTTTGAATACTTTGTTTTGATTTGCTGTGGCTTTTCTTAGCTCTTCGGTTGCATCATGCAATCTAGTAAAACTTTTAAATAATTTCTCTTGAGCAAACTGAAGTTTTTCTTTTGCAAATTGAGCCTGTAAATTCATTAGTGCAAAAGCTTTCATCTCCTTGGTCGCAGGGATGACCCCCTTTTCGGCAAGTGCTTCTAGCTTGCTTTGTAAATCACTAGCCGCCGCTGCCATGGCTGATTGATTCTCTTCAGCTTCTTGAGCTGCTCCACTTATCATTTTAAATGTTTCAAATAAAGCAAACCCAGCAGTTGCAACCATCCCAAGGGGACCAAGTAAACCGAGCAACCCCTTTGCTCCAACTTGACCAACATTTTGAATCCCTGCTTTCAACTCCCCAAAACTATCAACAATCCCAAAGACTGATTCACCAACGCCGGCAAGACCTTCACCGAGCTTCTCATTTGTCGCCCCCATGGTTTCACTTAATGCTTTGCCTGCATTCCCTATCTCACTGAATCCTTCTCTGATGTCTTTGGTTCCTGTTAGCTCAACATCAATCTCTATTGTTCCACCATTTGCCATGGGATCACTCCTTCATGTGTTGCTCGTGTTGACGTGCAATCATTTGATTTTGATTATATTCTATTATCTCAAGACTTTCAATGATTGCACATGTTGGAGAAGGATAGATATCTTTCATTTCAATCAATCCTGTTTTGATTCGATTGTAATTTGTGATGATTGAAGCAACTCGATTCATGTCTGCAATGGGGCAAGATCTGATTTTAAGATCAGAGTATGCTTCACCGGAATTGGGGGCAACTCGGTATCCTGGCATATACAAACCATGCTCATCTTTTCGCGCTTGTTGCAGACCTGCTTTGAATGGTCCACCACAATTTCCACGCTTCCTTCTCAAGTCTTTATTCGATTGACATTGTGAGCAATCCCAGCCCCTCCCCTTGCTGAAGGGAATCCATATGGAGGAGCTGAGAGCTATTTTCCCGCGTCACCTGTCAAAGAAACTCTTTGAATGTGGAGAACTAATTCTGTGATAGTTGTGATTCTCATGGAGTCAGGTCTGATCATTTGGATCATGTCAACCGTTGCAGGTTCTCCATTAATTGATACAAGGGACTCTCGAATCATTTCAATGTATACTCTTGAGATGTATGCTTCATAATCGGCATATGCTTCACGCTCATCAATTGGGAGTTCATGATGCCATCTTGCTTTGTCTCTTAAATCATTTGGAGCTTCAACCCAAAGCAAACGGCCTAACTCACTCCGAGTATATGCACCTGCTCGAATCTCTGCTTGCTCTCGTTCGCTTGGTCCAAGTGGTTTAAGAGTGAATATAGTTGCATCACTTCCCATATCCTCAAGATGATTCATGTCACCTTCATTCAGATACTTACGACGTTGATCATCATTGCAAGTCACTGAGCTGTCAGCAGTGACGACCACGTCAAAGGTTGATTCTGTGGATGTGAGAAAGTTGATAGCCATTTAATTATACTCCAAGTGCAATCCGAAAAGGTGAGCATCCTGCATTTGCTTCATAAGCCGCTCCACCATTGACATCACCAGCATATCGAGATTGATTATAAGTCAGAGTCTGACGAACAATGTCATTTCCACTTACATCATATTTGGATGGATCATTGGCAAGCTGAGCCGCTGGAATCATAATGGCACAACCTTGGCCATCAGCCGAGGGGCCTGTACCTACTAACACTTGACGAACAGTTCTGTTGAAATAATCTTCTGCAATTGTTGTATTGACAGTCGACAAAGTCAAAGTGAGCTCAACATTTAAATCAGTGATTTCCATGTCAGACATTGCAAGGATTGATTCTGAATGCCCAAGTGGAGTCAATGTATTTGTGACAGTCAATGAGAAGTCTTCACAATCGACAGCGATTCTTGAAAGCTCATCAGCTGATGTTGCATTTGTTAATGATGATGGAGATCCACCACTGATCACAACATAAGAGTTTCTGAAGAAAGGAGGAGCACCTGTATTGTAAGTTGGCTCGATTGGACCAACTGCATTTCCATGATCATCTTGGATTAATGCTGATTGATATGTGAAGTCAGCCATCAATCTTCCATTGTCTAAACTAATAGCAAGACTTTCAAGAACACATCCATAAGCATATGATCTGAAGTTCACGCCATCAACACGGAAGGTTAAAGAATGGGTTCTTGTTCCTGTCAAAGTTCTCGAGCCAGGATACCACGTCTGAGTTCCTCGGATGTCCGGCGTTCCTGTGAATTGTGCAGAGAAAGCAGGAGATACGCTGATGTCAGTCCCACTCACTTCAGTGATTGCACTATATTCAACAACACCTTTTATGATAGATGAAATCAAAGTTCCTGTGTCAGTCGCCGCAAATCCAGCCGCCGCAAAGTTATTGACATTTGTTACTCCTGAAGCGGTAACATTCGCAACGCCTCCAACCTTAGTCAAGAAGCCAGCTCCTAAAAGCATGCCCAAATAGTTAGCATTGTAATTCGCTGCACTGCTTCCAATAGTGGTCAAGTCAACTCGAAGATTCACTTGTCCAGTTCTACGACGAACACGGTTGCCACCACTGAACACAGTATCAGGTTCGGGAGGTACCATGTAAGAACCATCTCTTGCGTCAGTTCTTTCACTTGCAACAACATCACCATAGATCAAGATAGGTTCTCTTTCACATGGGATTGATACATAAGAATATCCCGAGTTATCGGGTAAATTGTTGACGGTTGACAATGAACCAAAAGAAGATTCAATTGCGACGCCTAGACTTCTATGTGTAACACTCATTTATGCCTCCAAATAAAGCAGATCAAAAGGAACGATCAGCAAGTGACCAAGAATCTCACCAACATCATCAGTGATGAGTTCAGCTCTTGATTGCAATGGTATCACTGAGACAATCCCTGTTGTATTAAAATCATATTGAGGACCTTTGATTGTATCAATCAACTTTCCAGAATCCTCGGTCATCATGCGAATCTTGAAGCCTTGTTCTTTGGGAACGGCATATCTCACATGGATCTCAACTGTCACTCGTTTTCTTCCACTCAAGCCAGCACTGCCGTCATCCATTGCAAGACTAACAATTTCAAAAGCAAACTGCCTTTGACTCTGAAACCTTGTATTCAATGGAGGCACAAGACCACTTCCATCATTGATGCAGACAAACCCTTGGTGGATGTCTGTCTTTGGGTCAATGGCCTCAATCATCTCTTTGAGCTTTGTGAGTGCTTTGAATATTCCTCGGCTCATGTGTTCCTCCCTAGTTTCTTGGAGATGTCAAAAGCAACGGCATTTACCAAAACATCAATTTCACTGTCAGTCAATCCAATGAATGGTCTGACCTTGTGGACTTCATACCCATAATGACGAACGTGTTTTGTTAATCCAATTCTGAAACGAGTGTCAGTTGCCTCAAGTACAACAAGGTTATTCATGAGTTGACCACTGAGCACAAGATCAACTTCAGCCGTCTTCCCTTGTCCTCCGGATCGCTTCCTCGAATCATTCTTATATTGCTTATAACCGCCGTCATAATAAATTGACTTACCTGTGCGAGAAACTCTTGTCCCTCCCTTGGGCTTAAGTCGAGCACCTTTGAAAGCAACATACATTGGTTTTGTTGAGTACTTCTTGAACTTCCCCCCATTGGATGACAGGCCCTTCATCGTCCGACGCTTGACAGTTGCAACGGTATTTAATGCAACTGTCTTTGTGTCTTTGGCAGACCATACACTTCGAGGAAGATTCAACTTAAGCTTGACTGACATTAGTGCCTCATCGATCTCGATGGCGTGAATTCCTTGTCATACTCTGTCTTGTTGTAAGACTTCCAACTTGCACGAAAGTCAGTTGACTTTCCACCCTGCTTTTCAAGATCAATCTCACCATCATCAATCACTCCATCACCATCAAGATCAAGGTCAACTGATCGCAAGGCTAAATCCATCAACTCCATACATCTTGACCTCATGGCATCCGACGCATCAAGCTGAAGATTCATTTCATAGATTCTTGCCGCCGTGCAATATGCATGACAAAGCTGGAATGATTCAGCGTTGAAGATCTCATCTTCTGTTACATTGGAAGTTGACAATCGATCTCTTAACATCAAAGACAATTCATCCAATGATGCTTTGATTTGTGGAGCAAAGTCTGATTGTCTTCTTGGTATCATGTCAGCAAGTGGAGCAAAGCGATTGACAAAAGTATCATGATCGAGGCCGGTGTCAAAAGGTCGAGGAGTAACTTTGATCACCCCCTTGTCCAACTTGGATAGATTGTTTTGTCCAAGGTCAGCAGTATATGAAACTAAGTATTGGAAAGTTCCACTGACCGCCGTGACATTGGCTGATGATGCTGTCACATACCACATTGCAAACTCTATTGTTGCACTTGATGACAAGTCAATCTCACGTGGTAAGGGTTCGGCAAGGATGGCAGTAGTGCCAACAATGCGAACGATCTTGATTGAGTACCAGGCATCTCCATTTGTTTTCAGGAATGCAAAAACTTGATCTCTTTCAAGAGAATCAGAACTTGCAATTGTCAAAGTCCTTCTATCGTTTCCAATGGCAGTCACTGATATGTCTGATCTTGAGTGAGTCAAGTTCGTTGTGATATCACTGGCAACTTTGAAGGTGATCGAAGGAGTGCCATTCAAAGGAGATGGAGAGTTCCACTCGAACAAATGATTTTGACCTGTCATGAGTTTTCTTATCATCTCTTTGCTCCTCCGTTTGCTTTGGATATATCTTTGGTGGTTGCTCGGTCGAGTCCTGCTGCCTTCAAGAATCCTTCACTCACTGGACTCCATGAGTGTCGGCAATTGTACCCACCGCCGGCGGTCTTCACTGGCAAGCCTTGTCTATTGTTGAGCTTCCTCATTTGAGAATCACTCACCACCTTGTCAACAAGAGGACGACAAAAGTCTCTTGTGATTCCATCAATTGGACCAGTGTATAAATATAGATTCAAGCCAGCCTCATCAGCCATTGCCGCCGTAACACCTCGCCCATACATTGAAAGCTTTGTGTTGACTTCTGTGAGCTGTCGTCCTGTCGCTGACTTCATCTTCTGTGAAAGTGAAGAGATGGCTTGAGTCATTGGAACATCAACAGTCATTGCAACAAGTGACTCTTTGACACCACTTGCAACATTGGGAATGATCACATCATCAAATAATGTTTCAACCGCTGAGGTTTGCATGATGTCAAGTTGTTGTTGAATTGGTGCAAGCCCAAGGTCGGGCTGAACAATCCTTGTTGTCTTCTCTACTGCTTGAGCTATTAAGTCAGCTTGTTCAATGAACTCATCAATTGACAAGTCAAACCCCCCTCTAATAATGAAGTCAATCAACTGATCTCTATCAAGAGATAGGATTGTATTGGGGTTACTTGCTGTCACTGCTGTCTCAAGTGTTTTTAGAAATCTTGATCTTGATTTATCAAGAACCGATTTCATTGATTTCTCTGCTTTGATTTGAGTCTTTAACTCATTGATCTTTGATCTCGTAATTCGTGCGACATCACCGCTCTGATTCTTGAGTTGCTTCTCAAGATCTTGAACCGCCAATTCATCAGCGTCTTCTTCTGCAAGTAGTGTGATTTGATTGTCGCACATATCAGCCTTATGCTAAGCAGTCAGTCAGAATGTATCCTAAAGTAGAATCAATTGCTTTGAATTGTTGTACTTCTTCAGCATATACATAACGGCGAGTTGCATCAAGACTGTCATATTGACCGGCTTGCATTCCACCAAAGTCAAAGTTCAAAGCGGCAACAGGCATTCCTTTAACATTACCAGACTTTTGCACGATTGCATCAGCACCCTTCATGATACCACAGAAGATTGTTTCAGTGTTCCAAATCTGAGCTTCACTTGAAGTGGCACCAGGTACAGCAGTCTCACGACGAGCTTCACCAACATACACATTCGGGATTCCAAGGATGTCACGTAAAACTTGTTTTGTAGCTTCATCAGTCAAGATCATGTTACCACTTGCAAGACCGGCGGTTGTTGTTCCTGCATATCCACGAACCTCGGGATTACGAGCTAAAGCACGGAATACACCACGACCGAATATTAATGTATCGGGGTTAATACCATGAGCCGCCGCAAAGACAAGATCTTTTAATTTGTCAAGACCAGTCAAAGCATCGGTTCCAGCTGCGTCAACTTGGCCACCCATAACATTTGCACAACTATCATTTGAGAATGAGCCTGTATCAAACATTAAGTCAGCAGCACGCTTCTCTTTTGCAAGCATCATAACACGTCGAACTTTGCGAATAATACGAGCTTCTTCACCGCCGGGATATTGGGAATCAATGATGTCTTCCATTGCGATCGAATCTTCAGCAGAAAAGATTTTAGCTTTGAATGTCAAGGATGTTCTGTCAAAGCTTCCAATGGTTGCACGTCTTGCACCAGGGGCACGTTCAAGATCTAGACCAACACCAGCACCCATGAAGTTTCGACTATTCTCAAGTAAGAAAGTACCACTTCTTTCAGGGATCTTTACGTTCTCAAAGATTTGATTTGCAATGAGCTGACTGTCTGAAGGCACAACCTCAGAGACTAAACTTGTTAAAATCTGATCGACTGGATGAATATTATTATATGAACTAGCCATGGGTCACTCCTTAAGCGTGTACGATTGTTGGACCAACGAATAGAACAGTGATTTGATCACCGCTTACCGCTGAGGTTTGATTGATGTTAGGAATCATGCGACAAACTGCAAAATCACCAGCCGCCACAGTTTCAACTTTACCGCCGCCAGTGGTGGCCTTTAAACGTGGATCAGTACTTGCAGTGATTGCACCACCTGCAATAGCTCGACTAATTCCAGAGATCACAACGTCAACCGGATCACCTGCTGAAGCGCCTCTTTGAGCGATACCGACACAATTTTTATCAGTGCCATTTGTTGATACTTCAACTTTGCCTTGTGCGTTTACACTGACAATTTGAAATTCAGTGATGGTACCACCTGCAATGAATGATTGAATAATTTGATTAGTAGCCATGAGTTAACCTCCGAAAGCTTGACGATAAAAGTCAGGTTGTTGTTCTCTAAATAAACTTAATGCATCACTATAGTTGATTGATTTCTCTTCAGCTAAAGCACGCACTTTTTGGTCAAGAGTCTTTTTACTGATCTCTTGTCCGCTTGCTCCATGTCCAACTTCATTCAAAGGAACGCTTGAATTGGATTGTCTTTCGCTGAACATTTGCCAGAACTCGGGTTGCAGTTCTTTAATGTTCCAAGCTTTAGAAGCAATGTCTTGTTCAGCTGGTGAGATCTTACCCTCACGCAACAAAGAACTGACAGCCTCTTCACATTTGATTTTAGTATTTTCAGCTTCGAGCTTTTTGACAGACTCACGAAGAGCAACAACTTCATTCAACAAAGAAACATCTTGAGGGAATGATTCAGACATTTTCTTTCTCTTGTCTTCATATTCTACCATCTTCTCTTTCTTGTCATCGTCGTCTTTTTTCTCCATCATTTTCTCATCGTCTTCTTTTTCAGCAAGGTCTTTTTTGTCGTCCTCTTCTGCCATTGTTTCTTCTTCAACGAGTGATGAATCTTTGTCATCCATCATCTCTTTGATCTTGGCTTCGAGTTCTTTGACCATTGCATCTTTTGCTTCTAAAGCTGCTTTTAATTCTTTGATTTGATCATCCATCATTGACTCCTCTGAAAGTGTAATTCGATCAATTTTGTTATGGGATTGTGCTGGTCGTGGTGTCAGTGTGATTGCTAATAGTTGAGCATCTCCCACCTTGTCACCACCATCACGAGAAAAGATCTCGCCATGAATATATTCGGGAGATGACCAAAGGACACCGCCGGCATTCTTGACAACTTCAAGCCCTCGCTCGTTATAAGCTGGCACGGCATAAAGTCCATCTGATTTCATTTCAAGATCCACAATCATTCCAAGTGCAGTGCCTGACTCGGGTGGTGCAGGTGATCCACTTTGAAAAGGTGAAGTTGCATGTTGCCAATCGATAATGACTGGATCATGTTGCTGTCTTTCTTTGAATACTCGAACTAGTTCAGAGATCAAAGATTCATCAATCTCTTTACCTATGGCATCACCACTCATCCGAGATGAGACTTGACCAAGTGACAGAGTCTTGAAGGGTTTGCCAACTGTCAATCCTTCAGGTACTTCATAAGAGCTTGATTCAGAAAGTTGGATTGCTTCCCCATAAGCTCTCAATGTTGTCTTGTTGTCTGCTGCATTCATTTGTTTAACAACCTTTCTTGCAAAGGCAAAGCCAGCATCACCACCCCAACCGTCCCAAGCTTGCCGGCCTTTCCCATACTCGTCCCAAGTAGAACCCTGCTTGTCAACTTCATGTCTTGTGAAGTATGCCAACATTCGACGGACTGTATCGGGTGATAACTCACGACCGTTTGCAAGATCACGAGCACGAGCCAAACCAACGGGAGTCATCCCCCTTTGACTTGGTGGTTTCTCTGCTCTCTTCTTAAGTGCTCTTTCTGCATTCTCTTGGGCTTGCTTTGGTGGATCAAATGAGATGTGTGAATACTTCTTTGGAGCAAGTGAAATTGATTCGCTTTTCTTATCAGCCTTCTTGTCACTCTTTTGAGGATGACCCTTGGGGAGAAGATCGAGATCAGTGTTATATGCTTTTTTTCTTTGACCAGTGCCAACCAACTTGAGGAAGGCTTTTACTCTTGCAAGTGCCCATTGTTCTCGACTGCTAACATTGGGACGGTGAGAAGATGAGAATGCTCCTGCTCCTCTTCTGTACACTGCTTTGAGCATCCCAAGGTCAACACGTTTGGCTTGAGATTTATATTTATCATTGTGCTTATCACGCAAGTTGACAAGTGCCTTCTCTGTGGCAGGGCTTATCTTGATTGAACCTCGTGACCCACTTGCTGACCCCTTGGGGTTCTTCTTGGATCCTTTGATTCTATCCTTGGGAGGGGCAGGGGTTTGAGCTTTAGTTCTCTTCTTTGCCATATCGCCTCCTTGCTCTGATCAGTTGTTCAGCAAGTAAAGCACTTCCACCAGTTGCACTTGATGAGACTGATCTTTCAATCGCTGATCTTTGTGCATCTTCTGGAAGGTCACCAGCTCCCAACCTTTCACGGATTGCCCTCTCAAGTTCATCATCAGGAGTCAAGAGTCCAAATTGAACAAGAGGTCCGAGCATGCCGAGGCTATTGGCCAAGTCATCAGTGTCAAGACCTGCATGAGTCAAGCGTGGTAACTTGGAAGGATCGACAGCCCCATAGTTGAAACGAATCAACCGGCCTATGGTTCCCCCTCCTCGTCTTCCTGGTCCGCTGACTTGTCCAGCTATGACATCACAAAGGTTGATGGCTGATCTTCTGAAAACAGAGAGATGGACTTCACCAACTGATCTTGATCCGGTGTCACTGATTCCGAGATTTGCAAACTGAGCAAGGAAGGCTTGACTGATTTGATTGTCACACTCTTTGATGATGTCGAGTGGACCTTGTGAATATAGATATGGAGTTGTTGAATATGAGTCAAACTTAACGGCTGCATTCTCGACGAGATATGATTGCTCAGTCGAGAGGAACGCTTGAGCTTGTGCTTCGGCATCGTCAATCATTGCATCAATGTCTCCATCAGTTAAACCTTGAAGCTCTGCAACTGATCGGTCGACTGTCACTTTGGGAGTTGGGATTGCCCAACGATCCAAACCAACACACATCATATTTGATACTCTTTGCTTTGTCTTCCACCACCACCAAACAGGCCGGAGCATTCCAACACCTTCAAAGTTTGAACCAGTGCGATTCAAAGTCAGAAGGAGGATTTTATTTGCTGGTATCGGCTGTGGATTCTTGCCAACACCAACGACGGTTTGAAGTACTCCATCGAGATGTTGACCGTCTCGGCTCAACCATTCATTATGAGCTGATGGCTCTCGATCTGCATAATAATCTAAGAAGACTTTTGTTCTTCCATTCTCATCGATCCCGACTTTGTAAATCTCTTCAGCGTATCGATATCCGATAGTAACATACTCGAAAAGATATCCGAGTTGCTCTTCCCATGAGACAGACATTTGACCTGAGTGGCCATCAAAACCATAGGCTTCATTTGCATATCGTGCAAGCTCTTCAGAGACAGGATCATTCTCAATGCCTGGTTCAAATCTCCATGTTGCAGATAGCAAGGTTTGTCTTAACATATGCCAAGAACGTCGAACAACGGGATCAGTCCTCAGCATCTCTTCAGCTGCTCGGACCCATGAGAGTCCAGTGAGTGAAGTGTTTTGCTCATATCCCGATATGGTACCACCGGATAATTGAGTTCCTGTAATACCCAAAGTTTTGAAGCGTGGATATCTCGCCCTTAAATGTTTTGGTGCATTGTCATCTTGATGCATAATACCCTCGTGATTCAAATCACTTTGGGTATATTATCATTTTGATCATATCATTTGTCAAATGTTATCTTTTTGATCATCTTCATGATCATCTTCATGAAGTAGTGCTTGGATAATTTCAACAAAGAGCTTCACTGACTCTTTAAACTCTTCATTCGAAAAGATCTCAGCCGGTTGGATGATCATCTCCCTGCTTAAATCAAGCACTACTTTTTTGTCAATATCATTCATTAGAAGTTAACCTTTCTTGATGAACCAACTCGAACCTTTCGGTTTGGTTTGCTCTTGGGTTGATAGTTGCGAGCAGACTCAGTCCAATGATGAAAGATACAATCATATCTTAAAGCATCAAGAGGATCTTCCCTGCCGTCTTTCTTTGGTTGTTCTTTCTTATCCCATGCATATGAGAGCAAGGCCTTTCTGATTGAGTTGCCGCTTGCCCGCTCCCCCTTCTCCCATACCTCTCGAGTGATCAGATACTTGCCCGAGTTGAAAGCTCTCTTCAATCTTTGGACACCGTTGAGAATGTCTGTCCTGACTGGATCAGTGGTTGACCTCATTGGCAATCCTATTCCTCCTTCATTGGGATGCTTGCGAATCACTCTGAATGCAGAGAGGCCAGTATGATCACTCCTTGCTTTACCTGCTTTATCTGCAACACCTGTATCAAGCCAAATCCTTTTGGATGGTGCTGATGGCATCAATGAACGAGGATATGCTACAGCAAGGATCATCAAGCTGAGCTGCTCAATGGTGACTTCCTTGGGGTTGAATTCGTGAACAATGATCGAGGCTTCTCTTTGCTCATCGTATACAATGATCAAGACTGATGGTTTTCTAAATCCCCAGTCAATTGCAATTCGTCCAGTCATGGATGGATGATATACAAAGTCATCGATGACATGCTTCTCATGATTGAATTCTGAATACACCAATCCGCTCGGTGGTTTTGGTTTATTCATCACCATAGCTTCACGCTCATCGGGTGGAAGGAGCTTTGTTGCCTCAAACCATTCTTGACTCAAGTTCTCCTCGTTAACATATGAGGAGAAGAACAAGGGTTGACATTCAGCCTGCTCAGCTAACTTCACCCACCATGCATCAATGACAGGAAGACCAACGAGGATCATGATTGGAGATGGTCCACTCCTCAATCGTCCAAGTGCTTTGTGTGCTACCTCAGAAGTCAGAGTCTGACATTCATCAATCATGCATACTCCACTGGTGACATTCAAACCCTCGAGAGGATTGTGAGTTGCTTCTCTTGTACCTGGTCGATAATACGAGCGACACCAAACGGTTGAGCCGTTCTCGGTATCAGTCCATAGTTTATTTGTGTGATTGTAAGTCCATCCAAGAGGAACCAACCACTTCTCAATCTCGGGCATCAATACCGAGTTATAGCGTGGAGTTGTATCTGTGACCATGAGTGATGAAGTGCCAGGTCGTAACTTTGAAACGAGCAACATTGAAAAGACTAAGGCTGAAGTCTTACCACTTCCCCAACCACATCGAGCAGCCACAACACGGTCTTGTTTGCCGATCGCTTTAAGGATTTGAGTCTGCAATGGGTTGGGGTTGATGTTAATCATTTCTTTAGTTTTAATCCTTTTGAAGTCAATGCTTGTTGTACTTTGGTATAAAGATTATATCCAAGTATTTGTCCCATGAGCTCGTCATTCGTGATTTGATTCTCAACTTTTAACTGTGGATAGTGTTTTACAAATGCCATCTTATGAGCATGAGCAACTTTAATATCAAGCTCAACAACATGTTGAATCTCATGCATAATAGTTTCCTTGCGTTTATCTCCTCCCTTGTACAAGCTGACAAAGTATTGTTGCATTTGCTTGAAGATGTCATGATTGGGATTGCAAAAGATTGTTGTTCCAAGTCTTGTGACAAGTGATGTCATTGGATATGAGAAACCATTATAACCGATATAGCGACAATCTTCTTCATTAGTGGAAGGTTCCCAAAGGACACCTGCAAGAAGTTCTTTTTTCTTTTTGTTTTGAAGACTCTCTTTATTTAACTTATCGAGCTTCTCCTTCATCTTCTTGCTTAACTCTGGTTTATCTTTTTTGTCTTTGGATTTCGCTTTGGTCTTATCTCCATTAAGACTTAAATCAAGCTGATCCTCTCCTTCTTTGTCTGCTGCCATTTGCTCTTCAAGTTCTCGAGTTACTCTCAACTTAAACAAGAACTTATACTTTTTGAATATCGCTTCATCTGAATGTTTAAAGTTCATCTTCTTTCTTAAAGCATTGTCGATTGCATCAGATACTTCTTGAGGCATATTATCAACATAATATTCTCTGATCTCCTTCAAGTCTAAGACCTTTGTTTCTTGGTCCTTGCTTCCATCCTCAATCATGAGAGTGTCACGTCCTTCATTGGGGAACACTCCATAATTTGTTTTAGGATCGTACTCAGGAGGAATAACAATAATCTTTACTTGACTCATGACTTCATCAGCAATGATCCCCCATTGTCTTGATGCTCGTTTGCCTGTTTCAAGATTGTATAATTCATTCTTATATTTTACTGCAATGAATCCATTGTTGTATGATGAAATATCAAAAGCACTCGCAACATGTGAATACATCTTATTTTTTTTACCGACTCCTCTCTCTATGCTATTTTTATTAAATAGTGTAATGACTTTAAAGCCATTAATCATACTTTCATCAATTTTTTTAAATCCGAATGCATAAGTATGATACTCAAAGCCATAAGATTTCTTACTGTCAACGTTTGTTCTAGTCGTGCTATGTCTCGACACATTGGCTAAATTATAAAATCTTTTATTAAGATAATGTGTATAAGACCATTCCGCAAATGATTTGCCACGAGCATCACGGCACCAAGTATTGTCTGTCGAATGCATTCCACAAAAATAAACAATGGTACCATGCTTCTTGATTGTTTTAACTTTCCATGTTTGGTATGCAAGTTTCTGATTAGCATTCCACCACTTAACCCCTTCAAATCCTCCTTCATTTTCATAGGTTGCTTCAAGTTCGCTCAAAGACACAACTTGCTTATATGTCAGTTCATACTCTCCATCATCTTGTTTTTCATATACTGGAATATGTCTGACACCAAATTGTTTTGCCTTCTTGTTATAGCACAACCAAATCATGTTGCCTTCATCTGACTCTCTTGTCCATGAGATGAACACAAGACCATAGTGATTGAAGTTGGCTGCAGTTGCTTTGATACCTATTCCAAAGTTGTCATGATGACCACCGCTGATCTTGGATGATGAATTATATTTATTAATATATTTCAACAACTGATCTGCGTTCATTCCTTCACCATTATCAAGAACGGACAATCTTTTGATTCCACCTGGTAACTCAGCGTGCTCATGCAATGCCATTGGACAAGGTTCAATCTTGATCTTTGTTGCACCTGCTTCAATTGAGTTCTGAATTGCTTCTCTCAAGAATTGCATTGGTGCGACTTGTCGCCCAAATCGAATCATGGTTGATGATGGTGAATCATCTTTGATAGGTGTGAATTGACTTCTCTTCATATTCATATTATCTTCCTTGTTGACATATTACAATTGAGCACTGGCGATTCTCTTCACGGCTTCGAATCGTCAGTGCTTTCTTGTTTTAAAATATTTGCTAGCATTCCATGAACCACATCAGTCCCAGTCTGCTTTGTTACATTGACCTCAAGCTCTCTCTTGACTCCCCATCGTTGAGGATAACGTCTTTCGAGGATCCAAGCGGCCGCTCTCCAGTCTCCAAACTCTCTGATGGTATCAAGCAGGGTTGCCTCCACATCAGACTCAGTTGCATTGACGAACTCTTTGAACTCGGGTATCTCGTCCATCCATCGATAATAGGTTGCTCTCCCAATGTTGGCAGCTTGACAAGCGGCTTCAATGGTGCATCCTTTTCTTAAGTATGTGCATATGATCATGGCGACATCTTCAGAATATTTGTATGGCTGAATCTCACGCACGCGCGAAGACGGTGTCTTGTTTGTATCATTTTGATGACTCATGGCTTCACGCCTTCCGAATTCAGTCAAGTCTTTATTACTCATTTTGGATTGTTTCTCCATGGTTGATTGACAAAGGAATTCACTTCACTTGGGTTTGTTTCCCACTTGTAATCACTTTGAGCAGGGGTCTCTGTTTTGTCCCAAGTCCAAGGGTCCAGGACTTCAACTCTCTTTGATTCTGCTTTTACCTCTTGAAGAGATGGAGATGGTTTATATTCAGTTGAATGCTTTGGTTGTTGGTTGCGATCAGGACGGGTATGAAATTCTACACCACGCATAAGGACAGACCAGTCAACACGATTTTCACCATTATGTTGATAAGACCTTGCTTCCATCTCCCCATGAACTGAGAGCTTACATCCTTTGACAAGTGATCGAGCACATCTTTCAGCAAGTTCACCAAAGGCCACCACTTTGAACCATGTAGTATTATCTTGATTGTTGTATCTCTTTGTTACTGCAACACTGAGTCGAACCATTGTCTTGCCTGCTTGGGTTGTCTTGACCTCGGGGTCCCTTCCAAGATTGCCACAAATATGAATGTGATTGTATCCCATTATTGATCCTCAATTCTATCTTTTAAATAATCGCGCTGGTAGGAGAGTTGTTTTTTTTGTTCATCAAGTGATTGAATCTGCTTCTCAATCAACTCAACCTTTTGCTTTACTGGCAAAGACTTCTCCTCATATGCTTCAATTGCAATTGAGATTAATTGTCTGACTGCTTCACTGAATGAAACATATTGACCTCTTGCAAGCTCTCGAATGTACTTAACTTGTTCTTGTTCAAAACTGATTGTATATTGTGTTTTCATTGTTCCTCCTTTGTGTTATTGTTACAAAACACATGTATTAAGTCAATGACTAAGTGAGTTATTATGAAAACAAAAAAAGAAAGTCTGGGATTTGTCACATTGGTTGACAGTATGGGAGACAGTGTTTCAATTGTGAATGCTGCTCGTGTGAGCTTTGGTAAACGCCGTGAAGGTCAACTGACAGAAGATGACAGGAGATTGATTCGATATCTTTGGAATCATCAGCACACATCACCATTCAGACATGTCACATTCACCTTTCACATTAAAGCTCCAATCTTTGTTTTGCGTCAATGGCAAAAGCACCAAGTTGGGTCAACCTTCAATGAGATTTCTGGACGGTATGTGAAATTCGATTATGAGATTTATGAGCCTGATGAGTGGAGAGCATCAATCAAGAATGTTAAGCAAGGATCTGGAGGACCATTGAAGGATCAGAAAGACCCCATGGACTTGTACAGGTGGAGCATCCAACATCAGTATTCAGTTTACAATCAGTTGATTGATATGGGGGTTTGTCGTGAGCAGGCTCGGTTTGTTCTTCCCTTGTCGACCTTCTCAGAATGTTATTGGACTTGCAGTCTTCAAGCACTCATCCACTTTTTAAAGTTAAGACTTGCCAAGAATGCACAGGCTGAAATCACTTTTTATGCTGAAGCAATTAAGGCGATTCTTGAAAGAGATGAGGATATGAAATTTATATTGGATGTGTGTATCAAATCATGAAGTGGGAAAGTCACTGGCTGAAGCATGCTCAATTAATTGCATCGATGTCACCTTGTCCACGTGCTCAAGTTGGAGCATTCATCATTGACAGAAACAACAATCCGATAAGTGCCGGCTTCAATGGTCCTCCTCGAAAGTCATCATCAAGTCTTTGTGGTGATGATCATGAATGTGCTCGAGATATTATGAAGATTGAATCAGGTACAAGGACTGAAGTTGGATGTCATCATGCTGAAGCCAATGCAATTGCAAATGCTGCTCGGAAAGGTGTTGGGCTTGAAGGAACAACTATTGTCATCAGTATTCCTCCTTGTCTTGCATGTGCCAAGTTGATTCATCATGCTGGCATTAAATCAGTTGCTATTTCATCGAGTGGATATTCTTTGGATGGTGTGAAGTATCTTGAGTCAAATAATATTAAGGTTTCTTCATTGTCCCCAAACTGATGATGTATTCAATGGGCTTCTTCGATCTCGTCCAGTCATCTCAATCGGTTGTTGAAACATCTCCTGCATTCTTGATAGAGCTGCATAATTACCATCAAATAATTTATCTCTTAACATGGATGGATGAATGTTAGTTGTGAAGATGACAGACATCTTTCCAGACTTCCACTTTTCATATATTGATCCAATCAACTCAATGGTCGTATTCTTGAACCAATCAGAATATTTGTGAACACCACCACCAAGGCCGCCGAATTCATCAAGACAAAGAACTTCGACATCATTCAAGAACTGATCAAGATGAGGTTTTGATGTGTTGTCATTCCATGAGTTCTTCTCTGCCTCAAAGGTTCGATAGTGATGAGCATACTTAACTCTGAATCCTTGGGCTGTCTTATGTTTTGCAATGATGTATAAGAGACTCGACTTTCCATTGCCAGGTCTTCCATGCATCAAGAATGATGGAGGCTTATTGATTCTATCCCATGAGATCATTTCATCAAATGCATTCTTTTGAAGTGCACTATCGAATTCATATTCTGAGAGTGAAGCATTCAAAGCATCATTGGGAAGCTGTGATCTCAATAATAAGTTAAGTGACTTCTTGAGCTTTCCACAATTACGACAAGGAATTGCATTGGGTTCGCTGTTCTCCCTTGTGAACTCATACCCTTCAACACAACTTCCACATGGAGGTTGATTGACTGCAAGGCATCGATTGCTCCCTGCTTTGATGAGATCATAAAGATGATATTCGTCGGGGTTGAAGTTCGACCAGTCTTGATTCACTTTGAATTGTAAAGGTTCTCTGTTTGGATCTTGAATGAACTCTTGAAGTGAGTTCAATAACTTTTTTAGTTCAGGACTATCACCAAGGCGCTCCATTATTAACTCCATGTCTTTTTGATCTGTGCATTTGAACGATAGATGTCAAAGTCTTCTCTGATCTCTGCTTTCTTGAAAGCTTCAAAGATTCTTGCTTGATTGAATGGATTTGTTTCAATGGTCTTCTTATGATGTGCCCAACGTCTTTCAATCTCAAGTCTTCGATGTAGTGCTTTGAGAACATGAAGAGGAACTTTGCCACGATCATCACACATATGAGCTAGATCATTGAATTGTTGGTTCTCAGTGTATTTCATTGCTTCTTCTTTTGTCACAAGTTCAAGATGTTCTTTATTGATATCTATTGTATTATTATTGATACTATTGTTATGTGGGTCATTTTGACCATCACCATGGGTCACTTTGACCACCTCCAATGGGTCATTCTGACCATCACCATGAGTCACTTTGACCATGTCATTTTGACCCTGTGTCATTTTGACCATGCTCTTTTGATTCAATATTGTTTTAAGATTCACTTCAATAGTTGTCTCAGTTGATTGAGTGTTCACCTTAATCCAATTAAGAGATTTCAAGCGCTGGATGATTCTGTATAATGTCTTTCTTTTCACATCATACTTCTTGCTTATATATAAAAGTCTGACTGATCCTTTCCAACTCGACCAATCAACATTTTTTAGGATGCAGATCATCACGAACTTGTCTGCTGGCTTCACATCTCTTGCTTCCATGACAAGTGACTGTACTTCGAATTCATTCATTGCACTTCTCCTTTTTTACAATGGATGATTCTTTTTATATATATTACTTGTTGTTTTGTCAAACCGATTTATATTATTTTATAATTTTATTTGACAATGCTTTTATTGTCATGTAAGAAACATCATGTAAGCAAAAACATTCATGGAGGTAACATGAGCAAATTAAAAAACAGAATCAAAGCAGCCTTAGCCAAAGAAGGATACAACCTGGCAGATTTGGCAAGACGCATGGATATTCATCAATCAAGTCTTTCAATATATTTAAGAGGCAATATGAGAATGAGCACAGCACTTAAGATCTCTTCATCACTTGCAGACATGACAGGATATCACTTGACTCTCAATGACTTCAGAAAGGATGAAGACCAATGAACTTTCACGCAGGAGATCAATTCATTGACCCCAATACTGATGAAGTCTTTCACATTCAAGAGATGGAGGAGACTGTTGTTCATGCATTCAATCAACCGCCATTCAAAATCCATTCTTACTTTTTACAAGGTACTCAGGGCAATGAACTTGAATTAAATCATTGTGAACTTGTGGACCTTATCAACAACGACCAACTCATTGAGGAGTTTTAAATGCTATACGCTATTATCTTAATCTTAATCTTTGTAATTCTTTTCATGTGGGAAGAAGACCAACCAATCAAAATCAGCAAGTATTCACGAGTCATCAATCATGATGTTACATTGGCAATCTTTGAGGCAATGAAACGTATTGAAGAGCGTGAAGATGAAGACATTCAATATCTTATAAACCAAGGCAAAGTCACCAAAGACATCATTGAGCAAGATGCAGATAAGATCATGTTTCAGCGTGGAGAGTTCCCTGCTGAGATGACTTGTCTGGACGGTCGAGACTTTGCCAAGCTCGTTGTCGTATATCAAGAAAACGTGAGAGGAGCAAGCCAAGACCAGATTTCTTGGATGCTCAACTCAATTTATAATTAAACCTGACTCAACACAATTAAATATTACAGGAGAAAAACTATGTTGAATCAAGATACTATTAACTTAATTGAAAACCTCAGTAAAAACAAGAATGACTTTGATGATAATGTTAAAGCATTCCTCACCTTTGGTCATCTCTTCAAAGACAATCCTGCCGTGACTCTTGCGAATACATATGTGATCAGTGGCAAGCCTGCTCTCAATGCTGATGCAATGTGTGGAGTGGTGCGACGTTATACCGACGCTGATGGCGTGAAGATCTGTGCATACATTCGAGTGATTGAATTGACTGAGGATGGTTGCATCATTGGCACCAAGCGACGAGATGAACTTGACTTTGATATTGAGCACACTTGGACCTTCACCGCTGAAGATGCTGAGAAGCGTGGATTGTTGAAGCAACGTGCATGGAGAACTATGAGAAAGTCAATGCTGCACAAGAGATGCTTGACCGCATTATTGAGAGCTGTATATCCCGAAATCATTGGACAATCTTATAGTCCTGATGAACTCGCTGAAAATATGATCACTGATGAGAAGTTGAGAGATGAGATCATGTTTGCAAGTGCTGAAGGAACTCGACCACCTCAAGAGGTTTAATCCTCGTTTACATTCTTTACTTTTAAATTAACAATAAGGAAATTGTTATGTTTGTATTTTTAACATTTACAGCTTTAGACGAACCACCTCAAATTGCAGCGACTGGACGAACTCCTGAGGCCGTTCTTGATGTAGCTAAAAAAAAAAGCATTGTTCCAATTTACACAACCCTTGATCAAGTTCTTATTAATGATAATGAAAACCATAAACAATTAATGGAGAACCGTATTCAAACTGGACTGATTATATTAGCAAGCGATAAAGCATATAAGCTATCTAAAAAGTTGATGCGTATAAACAAATCAAATAAAAAACAACCAAAAGACATGTCTCGTTATTTTTGCACTTTAATAGATTGTTCTTTTTTCGAACATATGGATAAAATAGAGTTTCCACTTTATTCTTTTGTAACTCAAAAAGAAGGAATAGAAATAGCTAATTCATTAAAAGAGTCAAAATTCATTATAACTAAATCGGTTAAATCGTATAACTAAATCGGTTAAATCGTAGATCATCAAGTGGTCAGCTTTCAATATTTTAATTTACACACATATATTATTCTGTTAATACTTGTACATTAGACATATCCTGTGAACTTTCACAGCCAAGGAAGCACCTTTCACTTTGGTCGGTTGGGGTGCTTTTCTTGTATGTGGAGTTCTTAAAAACTTAAAGTACATTCACCACCCGAGCAAGCAGGATCAAGAACAGGATTCTCACCTTCCCCCTCGACAAATAAGTTGACCCCCTCCCAATCAATTGAAGCAAGATCATTCCAAGTCTTTTCTGAATCATGGCCATCGATGACAGTTTGATAAGGTGCCATATCATATAAATGATCAGCGACGTATCCGAGCAGTGCCACCCCCCTCAATGACTCTCGATGATCCCAAATGAATGAGGCAACATCATTCCACTCATCTTCCTTCACTGTACAAGTATTACTTACATTATGAGTCAACCCTTCAACTCTTGTCTGAGTGCTACCAGGAAGAACCCAATTCTCATAAACTGTCTTAACTCTTTCAAGGTGAGTCATTGCGTCAGATGTTTCACGTGAAACACTTCCAAGGGGAGCTTGACATGCAAATGAAATGATACCAGTGTTCTCATCGTGATCATGGCACGCTTGAGGAACCTTGCTCATCAGTTCATCCCATATTGGATTGACCTTGGATATCCTCATGCGTCGAATGTACTTCTTTGCATGATGTGGATGGATGCCTGAAGAGATTCCCCCTGCAATGGTTGATGTGTTACCGCTGGGCTTGATGCATGTTGTTCTTGATGCTGAGTTAATCCCAAGGATCTTTGCAACCCGTTGATTCTCTTTATTGATGATGTGTGCTCCTGCTCGTAATACAGCCGCATGAAATGAGATGTCATTCTCACACATTCCAGTCATACTCACACCGATAAGAGCCTCACGCCTCAAGATCTTTTGAGTGATGTGCCCAAGGTAACCGGATCGAGTATAGGCCGCTTGAAGAGTTCCAATAAAGGAAGCAACTTGGCAGGCCTCAAAGAATTCTTTTGCTGACTTGTTCTTTGCCATGTTGATCTCAGTGAGGTTGCATGATTGCCAGCCACTGAAATATGAATATCCTTTTTTGATGTATGTCTCTTTGTTCTCCAACATGTCAATCGTTACATGGTCAATCACATCACCATACTGATCACGAATGAGCAGACCGAGCAAGCCAATCTCAGCACATGGGTTTGTTCCATGTTCATCACTCTTGAAGAAGGCAACGCCAGGTTCACCCCATTGTTTTGAGGCATCGACAATGTCATTGACAATTGATTGTTGCTCATTGCCATCGAGCTTGATACCTGCTGATATGTTGGCATATGCTCGTTCTGGGTGATCCTTCCACCAGTCCCCCTTCTTTGATTCAATCATCTCCTCATCATCCTCATCAAAGATTGCAATAGATGCAGATCTTCTCACACCACCGGACAACACGGCCTCGCTTAAGTACATGACTATATCAAAGCAATCAATCGGATGGAACTTCTCATCTCTTGTAGTCATGTCTCTCAATCGAGAGCGAATCTTTTCAAGTGCAATCTTCAAAGGTTTGTATCCAGGTGCACGACCTCCCGAGGATATTGGTGCACCTTTTCTTCGGATCAATGAATAATTAAAATCAATCTCTTTGTCATGCTCGAGATCATAATATGAATCGAGGCAATATGATTCAATCAGCATTAAGGCAGCATTTGCCCACCCTTCAATTGAGTCAGAGATAAAGCACTTCTTGACTGGTCGTGTTCTCCAATGTTGCTCAGAGATCAAACGAGGCAACTTTGAAACATGTTGGCGACGTATTGAAAATCCAGTGCCACAACCTGAAAGGAGGAGCCAAAAGGCTTCAGCAAAGAATCTGATTCTATCACATGGGGAGAACGTGCAATTGAACATCCTCATGTTATTTCGTTCAATAGCTCGACCACCAAATTGAGTTGACCTTTGACTTGCAAAGACTCTCTTCTCACGTACAAAATCAAATGCTCTTCGAATCTCTGTCTCAAGATTCAAGTCTTTGAACTTGTTTTGATGCATTGATTCAACACGATTCACAGCATCAATCCATGACTCACGACCCCCCTCAACCGGCTTTGCATATTGTGCCGCAAAGCTCACCTCTCCCAAAATCTTATTTTGCATTTGTCTTCCTTTTCACAATTGATGAACAATTAATTTATGAAAAGAATCTTGATGATGCAATTAGTCTTTTAATAAGTTTTTTACTGATGTATCAATTCTTGTAAGTGTTACTTGTATATTATCTAATTTTTTTTCAATTGTTTGAAATCTGTTTTCATTCACTTTTGATTGCTCTTCAAGAGTGACAACCTTTTGTTTTAATTGCCCAAGGTCTTCAGCTGACTTCAACTTCTCTTTTAAAAATGAGAGGTATGCAAATACCACCCCAGCAATTGAAACAAGTGAAGCAAGTGCATTGATTGAGCTAATATCCATAATTAAATCCTTTGGAGAAACCAATGATCTATGAAAAAATAATATCACTTATATCAGATAAAATCATCATCTCAATTATTTTATTGATGAGTTCCCTTTCATATATATCCTATCAAGCAGGTCTTGAAGCTGGATTTATTCCCAAAGAGAAACTTTGTGCTGATGAAATAACTTGGTTGGATCAATGCCATAAGGATTTGATTGAGATGCAAAAAGATAATCTTGAAGCTGTCACACAATGCAAAGCATCTTGTCACCTTGATGTCTGCAAACCGATATGCACAAAGCAAGTCAGTGAAGCAATTGAGAGCTATAAAAAGTTAATGCATGAATTCAAATGTGGAGGTTCAAAATGATTCACTTATTGCTTACACCCATGATGTTATTCTCTTCAATTCTCACTGAAATTACTTTGAATGAGAATCATCGAATCAAAGGGATTGTTGTTACTGCTGATACTCAAGTTGGTATGGATCTCATGGCTGTGACTCCTGGCGATTGGATATTGATGAAGGGGATTATCGAGTCAAATGATGGAGAGTGCAAAGCAATCATCAATGATGGTATTGCAATTTGCAAGCATCAACTTGATGTGTGCCATGATACATGCGGCAGTGTTCCCGACTATCAAAAGACTTTGATTAAAACATTACAATTGGAACTTGAAGACAAACGACAAGATCTCAAGATTGTAAAGTATAAATCCAAAGCATGGAAATATGTTGCCATAGGTTTGGGATCGGTTGCCATTGGTGCAACAACATACAGCATCATCAAATAAGGATTTACTTATCCTTAGCTTCGAGCTTTGCAACCTTAAGTTTTAATTCATTTAAGTCTCTCCATATTTCAATCCGTCCACCCTTGCAAGCCTCATAATTTGTCTGGATTCTTGCGTTCATACCTTCATCAATCTTTGTGATCTTCTCCTCTTGCACGCTGTTCAATTGTGCTGAAGTTGAAAGGTCTTGATTGATCTTACTCAGAATGTTGCTCATGTACCAAATCACACCGATAATGGTACCGAGCAATCCAAGTATTTGAAATAAAGTATCTGAGTCTATTGTCATTTATCTGATCACAATCGTTACGAGTTCACCGGCTTGACGTTGAGCCGCATTGATAAAATTAGGACAGATGATGCCTGCATGATTCGCACCGTTATCAACAAAAACCGCACCATTCTCAACATTCATTTCACCACCCTCATCAGGAATTAAGCGGCTTGATTTTGCTTCGACTTGTCCTTGCATTTGCATTTGAACAAAATAGTAAGTTTCATCTTCTGATAATTGTGCTTGATCTCTTGCCACACCTAAAGGCGTGGAAAGGGAGTTTGCTTTGGTCCACAATTGAGATGAACTATCATATGATAATACGTCTCCTTTGACAATGTCTTGATTTGTTTTAACTGATATCCACATTTTAAAATCCTTTGTTTATCCTAATTTAATGATAGTCATTCCCGTCATCCATTGTTCTTTTTGATCAGGAATTTTGATTGATCCACTTTTTGCAGTAACTACAATCCTAAAAATATCATTTGTTGTTGCTGTCATCACTGCAACAACTAGTCCTCCATAAAAATTATTATTATTTTGAACGTAGGTTTTAGCGCCTTTATTGCCTGCATTGTTCTCCCATTGCCATGTTACATTTGTACCTGTTGTACAGTGAGTTCCGGCAATACACAAATAGGTACCAGCTGTAGGTATATCAATAGACTCAGTCCAAGCCGAAGTACCAACTGGACTATTGCCACTACTCGCATTATTAAAAATATTTGTATTTCCGGTTGACGAATATAATCTAGCTGAATTAGTTTGCTTTCTTAATATAGAATAATCATTCACACCAAAATAATAGCCGCCAGCACCATAGCCGCCACTATATTGGAAGATGCCCGCATGTAAGCTTAAGCCACTGTTTGCATTACCCGCCGCAACAAAGCTAGAACCAGTATAACTAAGCATATCACCACTTGATACGCCGCTAGTATCCACATCACTTAGATTATTAATTTCTAGTGTTATGTCACCACTTGAGCCGGCATTTTGTCCGGCTACTTTTATTTTGTTATGGCTCATGATCTACACTTTCACAATTAATAAAAATGAATGCTCACTCGGTATAGTTCCTTGGTTTGCCACGCTATCTGCATTTGAAGACTGAGCAAATCTTATTTTAAAAGTCTCACTAGAAGATAGATTCATATAGCTTTGCAAAGTAGATGCCACACCAGAAGCATAACTTGTAGAATTATCACCGATAAGCGCACTATTTGAAATTTCATCATTGTTAGAAGTTTTGGCTAAATTAAATAATAAATAGCCACTAGCAGAAAAAACAATACGCGTCTGACAAGTGACTTGATATTGACCGGCTGGCAAAGTAATTTCTCTAATCCAATTGCTAGTGCTTGTAAGTGAGGCACCTGCAATAGTATTTAAAGGATTAGTATCATATATTTGCAGAGAATCGCCTTGTGCTAAGCCAGTAGCTGTACTATTTGAATAATTAGAACTTTCACCTTGCCCGATTAAAATATATTGTGGGCTACCCGCCGGCGCTGTGCCTGTATCCCATGAGCTACCGTTATATTTAAGCACTTCACCACTTGATACGCCGCTAGTATCCACATCACTTAGATTATTAATTTCTAGTGTTATGTCACCACTTGAGCTAGGATCTTGCCCAGCTACTTTTATTTTATTATGACTCATTTATACTATCTCCCATCCATCAGTACCATTATCAACTAATGTAATAGACTGATTAGCTACACTTAAAGTAGTGGTTCCATTAACTGTAGTATCTAGCTTTTCACCCGTGGCGGGCGCTACAATAACACTATGAGTGGCATCTAGTAATTTAATTCTAATCTCACTACCGCCGCTGGCCGCCGCCGGTAAAGTCATTGTAATATTTCCACTAGCACCGCTTGTGTTAACTGCATAGTGATAACTCAATACAGCTGTAAAAGACGCCGCACCTTTTGAGCCATCATAAGTAAAACCACCACCACCACCGCCGCTTTGATCTACCCAGTCTAGCGCACCGTTGCCATCTGTTTTTAAAACTTGGTCGGCGTTACCATCATTATTAGGGAAGGTTAAAGTATAAGAGGCGGCCGCGCTGTGAGGTGGGCCTTTTAGGGTAATGCCATGGCTATTGTTTTCACAGTTAAGCACTATTTGACCACTGCCACTTGTTGCATTTCCTTTGATTTTTACTTTGCCATTACCATCAGGAGCCAATTCAATATCACCATTTGAAACACTTATGATGTCTTGACCATTGACATCAAGAGAGCCACCAAGTTGAGGGGTTGTGTCTTCAACAATATTGGTTGTAAGTCCTGTGAGTTGGGAACCATTGACAGCAGGAAGACCGACCGCATCAAGCAAGACAACGTTACCGTTTGCTGTCCCATGGTCTTTGACTGCCGCTGTACCAAGACCAAGGTTTGTTCTTGCTGTCGTTGCATTGTTAAGATCACTTAGATTGTTAGCAATAGCCAACTTTGTGGCATCCGTTGATGTAATCCCTGTGAGTTGGGATCCATCCACAGCAGGAAGACCAACCGCATCAAGTAAAACAAGATTACCATTTGAAGTTCCGTGGTCTTTGACTGCCGCTGTACCAAGACCAAGATTCGTTCTTGCTGTTGATGAACTATTAAGATCACTCAAGTTGCTAGCGATAGCGAGTTTTGTAGCATCCGTTCCGGTGACATTCGTTAATTGAGAACCATTGACAGCAGGAAGACCGACCGCATCAAGTAAAACAAGATCACCATTTGAAGTTCCGTGGTCTTTGACTGCTGCAGTTCCAAGACCAAGATTCGTTCTTGCTGTTCCTGCATTATTGAGATCACTCAAGTTGTTAGCAATAGCCAACTTTGTGGC